CCGGATGGTCTTCGTGAAATTGCTTTTCGGCTTGGTTGGCCGGTTGCACAATTTCATTATATCTGTCGCTAAAGGAAGGGGTATTTTCTACCCCTGCCAATTCAGCTATTCTATCAATCGGATACGAACCGACAGCATTTATAAAACCGCCGACTTTACGCCCCAAACCACCGGTAAAACCTTTGTCAAAAGTCGCAACTGCGCCCTCAACAACTCCGCTTTTTTCCGGTTGGGGTGTATGGATAACCTTAAATCCTTCCGGTAATTTTACATTTTTTGCCATTCTCCACCTCTCAAAATCATTCTTTCGCCTTTATCGTTCTCGATAACGGTTCCCTCGACAAGCTGATTGTCGTATGGATTTTCCAATCCCAAAATATCGGCAATAATCGGGATTGCTGCCGCTATTTCTTCCGAAGTCGGGTTTTGCGGCAAGCCGACATAAGTCATAAACTCGCCTAAAGTATTAACACCGCTGACGCCGGCATCTTTAAGTCTCTGAATTGCTGCCGGAGCAATTGCAGCAACAGCCGCCGAAGTTTTACCTTTAGCCTTTTGAACACTTTTACCGCCCCACGGCATATATTGTGTTACACCTTGGTAAGGGCTTAAATCCTTACTGTCTGCAACATTCTTCAACTCATTTAAGCCATTTTGTGCAATTGCCATTGAACGAGCAGTATTTTCGTCTTTTTCTGCCTTTTCTCTGGCTTCCTTAGCGTCGGTTTGACGTTGCTTAATAGCTGCGTCAATTTCAGCTTTTTGGCTGTATTCCTCAATCGGAGACAAATACGGTTGTTCGTTTTCTCTGCGGATTTTTGCCGTTTGTGCCTGCTTATATTCAATATCGGCCAGTTTTTGCTGCCACTCAACTTGATGCTGATTATACTCTTGTAAAAGCAGATTTTGTACCGGCTCACCCGATAAGGCAGACATTTGTTGTGCATTTCTGATTGTTTCTGTTGGCAATTCTGACTTAAAGGTCTCAAAATCTTTATTCAGTTCGCTTTGAGCCTGCATTTTTTGTATGTCTAAGCTGAATTGTTGCAATCTGCCGTTTTCGGCATTCTCATTCTTTATACCTTCCATAACAATACTGTTGTTTAGAGAGTTTTGAGAATTTAAGTTCGCCAAATCCATTTGTCCGGCTTGCTTCTGACTTTCCAATGCACTGTCATAACCGAATTTAATCGCTCCGGTGTTGTATGCTTTCTTGGTTTCATAATCAAGTTTTTCTTCCGGTGTCATCTTACCAACTCTTGTAAGAGCATCCGATAACGACATGCCGTCATCAGTCATCATCTGCACCAATCCGACATCGCCATTGGCGTATTTTTTCTCAGGCTGCTTAAATTTCAAGCCTTCAAAGCCATTATTGGCAGCATATTGATTAAGCGTGTCAATATCAACATTGGCACTTGCCAAATCTTTTGCAGCCGTCGCAAAATCCTTAATGGTGGTTTGTTTTGGCATTTCCAAACCAAGGTTTAACAACTTAGATCTGGCACCGATATATTGCATATCCGAAATTGTGCCGTTTTCGTGCATATTATCAAGAATACCGAGACGTTTATCAATTTCTGCCTGTACGGCTGCTTTTTCTCTTTCTTCTGCCTGCTGCTTTAACGAAGCGTTAAATTGCGCCAGATTTTTACTGTTGCCGAGATTATGGTCGCTTAAAGCAATACTGTTCTGTAATTGCTTGTCTGCCATATTATATGCGTGCTGAAAACCGGCATCACGGTCTTCAACTTTAGCATTTCGGTCATAAAGCCAACCGGCGCGACCGTATGGATCAATATCGGCATAAGCATTGTCAATTTGCTCCTGGTCCTTGCCTTTCAAAGCGGTGGCGAGAGCATCCAACTTGGCTTTATGTTGGGCTTTTTCGTAATCCTCTCCGGCTTGGCGCATGGCACTCAGAAAATCAACATTTTTTGCCGGCACAATATCCGGACGGTTTGCCCGATGAATACTTGCTGTACTTAACGCAAAATTTTGATTTAACATATTACTACTCCTTATACATACGGATTTCTTTGGTATCCGCTATAAGCGCCCATTGCGCCACCGCCGAGAGCACCCCACGGACTACCGGTTGTCGCAAATCCCGAAGCAGCACCCTGTAAAGCTCCGGCCAATGCTCCAGCCCAACCGCTATTTGCATTTGCCTTGTCTTGCGCATATTTCAAGTCAGATTTACCCGTACCGACGGCATAAATATTCTGTTGATTTTCGTAGCCGCTCGGTGAACCGGATAATGCCGTCAATAACTGCGTAATATAGCTTTGCTGTGCTGCATTTCCGAATTGTCCGGCAGTAACCGCATCACCCAAAGATTGAGTAAAAGCGTTTTGACCGTTCAAAACAGAAGCGTAAGCCGCTTGATTTAAGGCGTCATTCTGTTCTTTTTCCAAATCATTCATGGCGCGTTCGTATGCTTCACTTCCTACCGGCAAGCCTTTATTTTGCAAAGCGGTGGCTAAATCTTCCCGACGTTGCTCAAATTGCGGAGTTAGCTTGTCAACATAAGCGTTATACGTTGCGTCAATGGCTCTTTGTCTTGCAGAGTCCGAGCCGTCAACACTAAAGGTATAATCGCCCATATTATTCAAGTTTTGCGCCGCTGAATTGCTGGCGTAGTTTGTTAAGCTGTTTAAGGTATTATCTACATTAGACGTATTATAATTCTTCAAATAGTCCATGTATTGATTATACGGCGTATAATCGTAACTAACTTTTTTCTTTTTACTCATAAGTACTTACACTCCTGTTTTAACATTCCCATAACGTAACAATCTTTGCCGTCATCCCGAAACTGACGAAGGCAACCTTCTTTTTTGAAACCCAATCTTTCACACATTTTCAAACTCTGAAAATTATCAACCGTAACAAATACCGATGCCCGTTTACACTTCATTAAGTAAAAAACAATGCCGAACACGTATTTTATCACGCTTTTTGTCGCCCACCGCTTGTCAGATGAATAAATTGTCATCCAAACATCACGCCCAGGACGAAGGTCATTAAGCAAAACACCGGCGATTGTTTTTCCGTTAAGAGAAATATTTAACGCCAAACAAGGCTCATAATCTGCCGGGTTATCTCCTAAACCGTTCGCAACGTATAATAGCGTTTGTCTCGTCTCATCCTGTTTACATAATACCCGATCCGACTTCATATCTAATCCCCGTATTATACCAAATCCATTGCGACCTTGTAATATTGGCTTTTGATGCCGCCCATTTTGCTTCATTCCATTTTGGCACATTCCATTTACTGATACCGGTACTGGTAATACTGGTGTAATAATTAACGTTTTGGTTTTCGTAGTCCATATTGGTATAAATAATCAGATTATAATTACTGGTGCACTTGGTTTTCGGATTGATTAACGGAATTCTTTTTAAGGTATCCGTTCCCAAGTTATTATAAGCCTGCTCAATATGTCCTTCTATAGGCATACCACCGTCTGACTGTTGGCCGTTGTCAAATTGCATTACTCTTCCGGCGGAAGCAAAAAACATACCGTTTTCAAATTCACACCAACAACGTGCCGCAATTCCGGTAAATCTGCACCATGCGCCGGTATTAACGTTAATAACATGCTGCTCAAACTGATTGGAAACCGGAACATTAAAAATACCGTAACCGCGCTTTGTGTAAATAATTCCTTGCCAACCCGGATGTGTTTTATTCGTAGATGTTCGGTCTAACACCAAACCGCGGATATTATCCGAAAAGGCATAATTTGATTGACCGCTTGCGCCCAAAGCCAATGCACGGCTGAGCGGAATATATCCGTCTTCGCTGATAATTACGATATCTCCCTGATACGGCACAATACAGTTATACCCGATCGGCTTACTCATTTTATAAGAGCCTTTTAACTCCCAACTGGAAGCACTGTTCGGATTTGAGCCGCTATAAACGAAAATTTCGCCTTCCGAGGTAATAAATACCGTTAAGTCATCAATACCTTGTCCACCGTCAACGGTCCAATCGGCAACAGCTATTAATTGTCCGCCGTATTTACTGACTTGCGATAAGTCAAAACTGTTTAAGGTGCCGCTTATATTGCCAGCTGTCGCCGAATACCAAGCCTTTAACGTGCCTTTTTCCACAAACCACAGAAATTCTTTGCTTACCGCGGCATTAATAACTTTTGC